TGCTCACCGGCTTGGTCAACATGGTGGAGCTGGCCGCCGCCGAACGGGATCTCCGGTGCATCGAGGTCGATCCCGGCGTGGTCAAGGCCGCCATGTGTGGACCGCGCAAGAAGGTTGGCCGCAAGTTCAAGTCCGCGTCGAAAGACGAGATGGTGATTGCCGCCGTCAACATGGGCTGGCACGTGGCCGACGATCATCAGGCCGATGCGTGCGGCGTAGCCGTCGCCACCTACGGCCACCTCCACCGCATGGCCGATGGAGGGATCGTATGATCGACATCGAACACGAATTCATGCGCTCGATCCGGCTGGCCAAGGCCACCGGCATCGATTTCCCATTGTCCCATCGCGTCCAATGGGGCGTGGCGGCGGTGTCGTTCTACGGTGCGGACCGGGAGCTGTACGAACCTGACCCCAACGGGCGCACGATGGCGTTCATCGCGCCCGTGGTGGAGGGAGATCTGATCGATCTATGCGCCGTCGATCCGCAGACCAACCATTGCGCCACCCGCATGGGCTTGGGCCACGGGCTGGGCATCGATGGGATCGAAAAGGCGCGCACGTGGTGTTGCGACTTGCACCTACTGTCGAGTGCCATGGCGTGGTTGCGGTATCCGCTGGCGAGCAACGTGGCGGCCCACGCCCGCGCCGAGCCGGTTTACCTGTTCAAACTGTCCGAGATACGGCGCGCGTTCGATCAGGTGCCGTCGTTCACGTGCGAGACCATCGAACTGATGGAACGGGTGGTGGCGTTGTTGCCGCCGTCCGAGCGGGCGCGGGTACAGTTCGATGGCTGAGAAAATCACCCTCGATGAAGCCAAGCGCCGCCGGGCGGAAAAGGAAGCCGCCACGCGCCAGAGCCAACCTGGTGCGGACGTGCCGCCGTTGCGCAACGGACACGATCACAAGCCGCGCGAGATCGAGGTGGCCGACTGGAACAGCCTTTCGCGGCCACAGGCCCACGACAACCTTGTGGGCGGCCTCGTTGGCAATGATCAGCTCGTGATGGTGTACGGCGAAAGCGGCAGCGGAAAATCGTTCATCACGTTCGACATGGTGGCCCACTACGCCCTTGGCCGGGAATGGATGGGCCACAAGGTCAAGGGTGGCGGCGTTCTCTACATCGCGGCCGAAGGCAGCGGTGGGTGGGCCAATCGCGTGGAAGCCTTTTGCCGCCACCACAATCTGGACGAGGAAGCCCGGGCGATGATCCCGTTCGGGTTCGTGCTTGAAAATGTGAACCTCGGCCGCACCGGCAACGGCGACGTGGCGGCGGTGATGCGAGCGGCGGAACGGTGGGCCAAGCGGATCAACGCGTCGATCGACATCATCGTGGTGGACACCATGGCGCGGGCCACACCCGGTGCCAACGAGAACGACGCAGCCGACATGGGCGCGTTCGTGGCCAACATGGATGCGATCCGGCGGCAGACCAAGGCCACGCCGATCACCGTCCACCACAGCGGCAAAAACCAAACGTTGGGCGCACGCGGCCACAGTTCGTTGCGAGCGGCAATGGACGCGGAACTGGAGGTAGAGCGCACCGACGCTGGCCGGGTGATCCGCACCCGCAAGAGCCGGGACGGCTTCGACAATGCCGAACAGGCGTTCAACCTTGAGGTGGTGGAGGTCGGCACCGACGAGGAAGGCCAGCCGATTACGTCGTGCGTGGTGGTTCCGGCCGACATCGGCACGGTGGGCAAGCGCCGCAAGACCACCAAGCGGCAACGGTGGCAACTGGCGCTCGATGTTCTCGATAACGCCTTGGTGGATTTCCCCGAACCATCGCCCGGCGGCCGACTGCCCAACGTCAACATGACGACAGTGGCGCATTTCCGCCAAGCCCTTGAACGGGCTTCGATTATCAACACCGAGGCAACCAAAAACACGCAGACCCAACAGTGGGTGCGCAGCATCAAGTCGGCGTTGCAGGAACGTGGTCACCTTCGCATCGAAGGCGACCTGTGCTGGCGACCGGACATGGTCAAAGGCGGTGACAGTGACACTTAGTAAAAAGACGCTGTCACCGCTGCCGTCATTGCCGGGCGAAAGCGTGCCAGTGACACATGACACACACCCCCTGAAAGGGGTGTGTCATGTCACGCACGCCTGTCATCGGCCGGGACGAGAGGCAGGCAGAAAGTGACACTTTGAACAAGCTCGTCACCGTCGGTGTCGTCCTTGCCTTGGCCGGTGCCCTCAGTCTTGCCGTCGCGGTTTTTTTGGGAGGATCACATGGCCCGTAAGCGCCGCCGTCGCACCGTCCACCGTGAAGAACGGGTGAAGCCGCCACCCGAAGCCGCCCAGCACCGGCGGCCCTGGCCGATGCAAACGCTTCTGGCCGCCGGACCCGAAGGCGGCGGCATCGACAGCGATGAATTCGAGGCGGCGTTGCAGATCGTGGAGACGTTCCACGTTCTCACCCATGGCCTTGGTGTTGTTGGCCTTTCGGGCGGTTTGGAAAAAATCGTTGCCAATTATTCCGGATCGATGTCGGACCGCGACGCCGAACGGTGCGCCGTCTGGTTCGCGTGGGCCATGCTGCTCCCGGTCGGGTTGCCCACGCGGCTGGTGGCGTGGATCGAAGACGACCAGTCGATCGGCTCCGTCGAGGTGCTGCGTCGGGCCACACGATTGTGGGACAAGGTTCGGTCGGATCGCGCACGTCCACGGAGTTTTGGGATTGACAGGCCGCCGCCTGATGTGTTGCCAATGCACGTAGAAATTATCTATGGCCAAAAGGCCATCGCCAGCCGGGGAAACGGCCCCACTGGCCACCATCTTCCCACCTCCATGATGACCACCCCCACACACCACGCGATTGCGTCTGGTGGTCAAATGCGGGCATCCCCACCATCGCCACGAGGTTCCAATGCCACAGCGAGCGCCGTTGCACCGCGTGCCATGGCATCGAACGCAACAACAGCGGCTGGCCCTGCTCCGTCAGCAGTACGAGGCCATTCGGCCCAGTTCAAAGGCACGCGGTTACGATAGGGATTGGCGTAAGCTGCGAGGGCGGTTCCTGGCCGCCTGCCCCACGTGCCAATGGCCCCGGTGTGGTGAGCCTGCCACTGACGTCGATCACATCGAGAGCGTACGCAAGCGACCCGACCTTCGCCTCGAATGGTCAAACCTTCGCGCCTTCTGTCATCGTCATCACTCACGGCGGACGGGCGCAGAGCAGGGCTTCGGCCACGCGCGAGCGTTGGACGGCCAGCGCGTAGGGGGGGTGGGTTCGACGCGCCGCTAAAAACGGAAACCGTTTACGGGGTCTTACACGTCTAGGCGCAAAATTTACCATGGGGGTGGTTGGAATGGTGAAGAGCGCGTTGAACGGCGCGACCACCCCTGCCGTGGCCCGGTGGCCCGCCCTGAAGGTGGAAAAGCGGGCGGTGGCCAAGTTGAAGCCCTACGAACGGAACGCGCGAACCCACACGCCAGCGCAGATCACCGAGGTGGCCCGGTCGATCACGGAGTGGGGCTGGACCATGCCGGTGCTCGTCGATGAGAACGACGGGATCATCGCGGGCCACGCCCGGGTGATGGCGGCACTGCAATTGAAGCTGGCCGAGGTGCCGGTGGTGGTGGCGCGGCACTGGACCAGCGAACAGAAGCGCAGCTACATCATCGCGGACAACAAGATCGGCCTGAATGCGGGCTGGGATTGGGAATTGCTGGCCCTCGAGGTGGGTGACCTGCGGTCGCTGACGGCGGACCTGTCGTTGATGGGGTTCACGCCGTTGGAAGTGTCGAGCCTGCTGGCCGAACCGACGGAAGGCGAGCGCCATCTTGCCGACACCGACCCGGCCGAGGACGCCACGTGGCCCACGCTGGAAATCAAAATGCCGCCGCTGGTGTTCGACCAGGTGCGCAGCGCCCTCGATGCCGTGGCAGGCGCGGAGTACGACTGGCGGCGGCTCGCGATCCTGCTGGACATCGAGGTGGGGGATGGGTGATCGCATCGTCACGTTCGAGCGCGGCCAGGATCAGCGGGTCAACCTGCTGTTGAGCTATCACTACTTCAAGCGGCTCAACATGGCCGAGTTTTTGCGCAAGGTGTTCGGCGAAGTTTTTCCCAGCGTGTTCCTCGACAGCGGCGCGTGGTCGGCGTTCACCATGGGCGTGACGATCAAGCTGGACGACTACATCGGCTACTGCCACGCCAACGCGCCGTCACTGTGGACCTACTGCAACCTCGACGACATGAAACAGCCGGAGATCACGCTGGCCAATCAGCGCGAGATGGAGCGGCAGGGCCTGTCGCCCATGCCGGTGTTCCACGTGGGCGAGGATTTCAAATATCTGGAGGCCTACGCCGCCGAGTACGATCACGTGGCCATCGGCCGGATCGTGCCGTTCACCGGGCGGCCCAAGGTGATCATCCCCTATCTCGGCAAGTGCTTCCGCATCGTTGCCGGTCGGGCCAAGGTTCACGGTCTCGGTGTGAGCAACACCACCCTGCTGCGGCTGTTCCCATGGGCCACCACCGACAGCTCGGCGTGGGGATCGGGCTTCCGGTTCGGCGCGGTCCACCTGTTTGATCCGCTGAGCGGCGACTTCAAGGGGTTCGGCTACAAGGACCACCGCGCGTTCAACCACCATCAGGAGCGGCTGCGCGAGCACAATTTCGAGCGGTTCAATTTCCTCGAGGTGGAGGGATCGCCCCGCTCCGCGTTCGGCGGGATCGTGGCCACGTCGTACCTGAAAATGAACGAGTGGATGAAACGGCGGCACGGCAACGACTACAAATTCTTTTTCGTGTGCACCACCAACAGCGACGCCGACTATGTGCGCGACGCGGCGTTGGCCACGGAGTCGGCGGCATGATCACCGAGAACACCATCGGGCCGTTCAGCGTGTTTTTCACCAATCTTAACCGGCAGATGGGTCTCGCGGGCCACAGCCACTTCGCCACCGTCCGGTTCACCTACCGTGCGAGCCCGGTCTACATGGGGAAGGATCTCGGTTTCCCATCGTTTGAGGACACACACGCGGAGGTGCAGGAGGAGTTGAAGAAGATTTTCGCGGAAGCGCTGAAGGACCACACCAACGAGGACATCGCGCGGATGCTGTTCCGCCACTTCGTGGAGTGGACCGCGCCAGCGATCCGCAAGCGCGGCGGCGAATACGCCCTGGTCGGCGTGGAACTGGCGGTGCGCGGCGTGCCGGATCGGATCGGCCACGCGGACTCGTTCACGGTTTACAACGTGCGGGGCCAGTGATGGACACCGCGTTTCCTCACACCACGACCGGCGCGATCCGCAAGACACTGGTGGCGTGGGGGGTGCCGTTTCGGTGCAACGACAATATCGCCGAACACCTTCACGACCGCGATCTGGACACCATCGAGAACGAGGTGCGCCGTCACATCGAGGATGCGCTGCAAGCCCTGATCATCGACACCGCCAACGATCACAACACCAAGGAAACGGCCCGCCGGGTGGCACGGATGCTGGTGCGGGAGGCCTTCGTCGGCCGATACACGGCACCGCCGCGGCTCACCGACTTCCCCAACGCCAAGCACCTTGACGAAATCTACACGGTGGGGCCGATCACGGTGCGCTCGATGTGCGCCCATCACCTGCTGCCGATACGGGGGCAGTGCTGGGTGGGGATCAGGCCCAGCGAGCGGATCATCGGGCTGTCGAAATTCACCCGGCTCGCGCGGTGGGTTCTGGCCCGGCCGCATATCCAAGAGGAAGCGGTGATCATGCTGGCCGACGAGATTGAAAAGGCGATCAGTCCGCAGGGGATCGCCGTTCTGATCAGGGCCGAGCACCAGTGCATGACGTGGCGGGGCGTGCAGGATGCCGACACGTCGATGGTGACCAGCGTGATGCGCGGATTTTTCCTCGACAACGCCACCGCTCGGGCCGAGCTGATGGCGATCCTGCGGGGACAGGGGTTCTGATGGTGTGGCAGGTGACCAAGACGTGGGGCCACGATGTGGGCCTGTCGTGCGCGTTCCGGCAGCATCGGGCCGACAGCCACTGTTCCAAAATCCACGGATATGCGCTCGCGATCTCCGTGACGTTCGAGGCCGACGAGCTGGACGAACGGGGATGGGTGATCGACTTCGGCGGCCTGAAAGGGTTGAAGCAAACGGTGGTGGACACGTTCGACCACAAGACCGTGCTGGCGATTGACGATCCCGCGCTGTGGCCGCTGCGGTCGATCGCGGAAAGCGCGGGCGTGGTGGACATCGTGACGTTGCCGATGGTGGGATGCGAGGCCTTCGCACATCACGTGTGGCGGCTGGCCGACCAGTGGCTCCACGAGACCAGCCAGAACGGGCGCGTGCGCGTGGCCAGCACCAAGGTGGCCGAACACGGGGCCAACAGCGCGGAATACCGGCCATGATCAACGTCAACGAAATCTTCGCCACCCTCCAAGGTGAGGGAGTGTTCGCAGGAGTGCCCGCTACGTTCATCCGCCTGCAGGGCTGTCCGGTCGGGTGCCCGTGGTGCGACACCAAGCACACGTGGCCCACGGCGAGCCGCAAGGAGGTGGACATCGACGTGATGCTCCACAAAACCGGCGACGCGCCGACCTGGTCGCCGATGACCGCCGAGCAGATCGAAGACGTGGCGCTGGAACTGGGGCAGCGGCATTTCGTGATCACGGGTGGCGAACCGGCGGCGCAGGACATCTACGACCTCACCGTTCTGCTGGGCCGCCACGGGCGCGTGCAGATCGAAACCAGCGGCACCTATCCCGTCAACGTGTCGATCGACACGTGGGTGACCGTGTCGCCCAAGATCGACATGCCCGGCGGGCTCGATGTTCTGCCGGGGGTGATGATCCGGGCCGACGAGATCAAGCTGCCCGTGGCCGACCAAGAGGACATCGAAAAATTCCTCGAGGTGATCGAACCGCTGGGCGACCTGATCGAGCGCGACAAGATCAGCCTTCAGCCCGTGTCCCTCGACAGCGCCGCCACGAAGCTCTGCATCGAGGCGTGCCGGGCCCATAACTGGCGACTGTCGATCCAGACCCACAAATTGATCTCGGTGCGATGATGACAGCCGGACGCAAGCCAGTGCCAACCATGCTCAAGGTATTGCACGGCAATCCCGGGCGGCGGCCGGTCGACCCCGACATCGAACCCCAAGGGCAGGGCCAGTTGTGGGCTCCACCCCTCTGGTTCAACGACGAACAGCGGGAACAGTGGGCCTACGCCCTCGAATGGGCACCACCCGGCCTGCTGACGGCCACCGACCGGGAAATTCTGGTGGTGTGGGTGGTGGCCTGCGTCAAACACGCCAACGCCGCAGCCAAGGTGGGCCAGCTCGGGGACGTGGTGACCACCAAAGACGGCAACATCATTCAAAACCCTTACCTGTCGATCCTTAACCGCCAAGCCCTGATCATGATACGCGTTGTGTCCGAGTTGGGGTTCAGCCCGGCGGCGCGTGCTGGGCTGGGCAGTCGAGCCCCGGAGTTTTCGGATGGCGGCAGACCGATCGGCGTCACGCGGCTCTCGGCGTACCTCGCAAGGAAACCCGACCGGCTCGACGGCTGACGACGTTTCCGCCTATGCCCGGGCGGTGGTGGCCAAGACCATCCCGGCCTGCCGCTACGTGATGCTGGCCTGCCGTCGCCACCTGCAGGACCTGAAAACGGGGAAGAAACGGGGTCTGTTTTTCGACGTCCACGCCGCGCAGTTCCGGATGGAGTTCTACGGCGACTTTTTGCGCCACTCCAAAGGGGAGTGGGCCCGCCAGCCCATCGTGCTGTCACCGTGGCAGAGGTTCGTGGTGGGGTCTGTGTTCGGCTGGAAACGGCGCGACGGCACCCGGCGGTTCCGGTGGGCCTATCTGGAAGTGCCCCGCAAGAACGGCAAGAGCACCCTGCTGGCGGGCGTGGGGCTGGACATCCTGCTGTGCGACGACGAACCCGGCGCGGAGATCTACGCCGCCGCCACCAAGCGCGACCAGGCGCGGATCATTTTCGACGAAGCCAAGAGGATGGTGGCCACGTCACCGGAACTGGCCGCCATGGTGGCCCGGTTCAAGCTCAACCTGTCCATCGACGCCACCGGCAGCAAGTTCGAACCCCTGTCGAGCGACGAGCGCACACTGGACGGTCTCAACCCTCATTGCGTGCTGATCGACGAGCTCCACCGGCACCGCACCCGGGCCTTGCTCGACGTGATGGACACGGCCATGGGATCGCGCCGTCAGCCCCTGTTGTGGATCATCACAACGGCGGGCGACGACAGCCCGGAGAGCGTGTACGCCACGGAGAACGACTACGCGATCAAGGTGCTGGAAGCGGTGGTGGAGGACGACGACGTGTTCGCCTTCATCGCCACCATCGACAAGGGCGATCGATGGGACGATCCCAAGGCATGGGCCAAGGCAAATCCCAATCTCGGCGTCAGCGTAAAGCTCGATGACCTGCGGCGGCAGGCCCGCAAGGCGGCCAAGTCTCCCGACTCGTTGAACGCGTTCAAGCGGCTGCGGCTCAACGTCCGAACCGCCAGCGTCGAAAACGCCATCGACATGGAACAATGGAACAGGAACAGCCGGGGACGGTTCGACCCCGACAAGATCGAACGGATGCGCTGCTGGGGCGGGCTCGACCTGTCGAGCAAGATCGACATTTCCGCGTTCGTAAAGCTGTTCGAACCCGATCAGGACGGGCGGATGCGGGTGGCCGCGCGGTTCTGGATGCCTGCCGACACTTTGGAGCAACGGGCCGACCGCGATCGAATGCCCTATCGCCGCTGGGTGGACGAGGGATGGATCGAGGTGACGCCGGGCAACGTGGTCGACCACGCCGAGATCAAGGCGGCGGTCTTGGCGGACACCAAGCGGTTCGACCTTCAGGACATCGCGTTCGATCCATGGAACGCCACGCAGCTTTCGGGCGAGCTGATGTCGGAAGGCGTCAACATGGTGGAGTTTATTCAGGGGTTGCGGTCCTACACCGCGCCGACCAAGGAACTGGCGGCCATGCTGGCGGCCCACATCCTCGACCACGGCAACAACCCGGTGCTGACCGTGATGGCGTCCAACCTCAAAGTGCAACGGGACAAGAACCTCAACGAGATGCCCCACAAGAGCCACAGCGTCGGCCGCATCGACGGGATGACGGCGCTGATCATGGCCATCGGCCGCTACACCGCGAGCCTCGCCGGCGGCGACCAGTCGATTTTCATCATCTGATCGGAGGCACCATGCCCACCAAGACCGGCCACACGCGCCCGCGCGGACGGCTGGGCCTCACCTCGCACGTGGCGTCCAAGGCCCAGGTCCAGAAGGCGCGCGGCAAACTCGGCCTGAAGTCCACCGCCGTCAAAAGCGCCAAGCCCACGAGCAACCGTGTCGGTCGGCGCGAACGATAGGGAACAGTCACCATGAACCAGCGCCCGATGCCCAAGGTTGGCGAACACCTGATCCGCGACGGCAAGATCGACAGGATCGTCACCGCCGACGGCAAACGCACCGCCACCTTCGTGGCGTCCGATGAAAGCGTGGACCGCTACGGCGACATCGTTCGGGCAAGCGGATGGGATCTCCGCAACTTCCGAATTAACAACGTGCTGCTGTGGTCGCACCAATCGAGGGAACCACCCATCGGCAAGGTGCCCGACATCCACGTCGAAGGAACGCGCCTGATCGCCAGCGTGGAGTTTCGCCCCGAGGGTGACAACGCTATCGCCGACGATGTTTACAAGGGCCTTCAGGGCGGGTTCATCAACGCCGTGTCTGTGGGTTTCCTGCCCACCCAAAAGCCGAACATGCTGTGGGCCGAGGACGATCCCAAGCATGAGAAATGGCCGACCGGCTACGAGTACGTCGGACAGGAGCTGCTCGAATTAAGCGTGGTGCCGGTGCCTGCCAATCCGCAGGCCCTCGCCCTCGCCCGCTCGCTCGCGTTCAGCGATGCGACGCAACGTCGATTGATGGTCTTCGACGAGAGGGCAGGTGCCCGCGTCGTGGGTCAAAGACGGCGCAACCTTCTCACCATCGCCCGGTTCAAGCCGGGCTTTTTTAATGGTGGCAACCATGTCGCTTAGAAAACAGATCGACGGACTACAGGCCAAGCGCAACGGCCACATCGACGCAATGATGGGGGCCGCACAATTGGCCGAAGCCGAGGGTCGCCTGTTCACCGAGGACGAACAGAAGGCGTTCGACAAGGCCCAAGGTGAAGTGAAAGACATCGACGACCAGATGGGCCGCCTCGAGGCGGCGGAACAGATGATGGCCCGGACGGCGAAGCCCGCGCCGACGCCGCTGGAACCACCCAAGCCGACACCCGGCCTCGAGGTGCGGGCGTTCAAGCCGTTCAAGGGCCAGGGGTTCGTGCGGCTCGTGACGGCCATGGCCCGCAACAAGGGCAACGCCCACGCGGCGGCCGAGTTTGCCGCCCTCCGCTGGAAGGACACCACCCCCGAGGTGGAGATCGTTTTGCGTGCCATGGCACAGACCGGGGAACTGCCCGGTGAAGTGCTGCGGGCGGCGGTGGCGGCGGGAACCGCGACGAACGCAACGTGGGCGGGGCCGCTGATCTACGCGCAGAACCTGTCGTCGGAATTCATCGAGTTCCTTCGGCCGCAGACCATCATCGGCAGGCTGCCGCTGCGGTCCGTGCCGTTCAACGTGAGCATTCCCCGGCAGACCGGCGGCGCAACCGCCGGGTGGGTGGGTGAAGGGCAGAGCAAGCCGGTGGCCGCTCTCAGCTTCGATCGCCTGCCGATCCCGTGGGCCAAGACCTCGGTGATCAGCGTGATCACCGACGAGCTGATCCGGTTCGCGGACCCCAGCGCCGAAATGCTGGTGCGCGACGATCTGGTCAACACCATCGTCCAGTTCCTCGACACGCAGTTCGTGGACCCGACCGTTGCCCCGGCCGCCGGGGTTCGCCCGGGCGCGGTCACCAACGGTGTGGCGGGCACGAACGTGGTGGTGGTGCCAAGCACGGGGGTCACCGTGGCGGCGATCACCGCCGACGTCACCAACCTGCTCAAGCAGATGGCGGCGGCCAACCTGCCGATGACCTCGATGTACTGGCTGATGACGCCAGCCGCGCGGATCACGTTGCAGAACACCCGCACCAGCCAAGACCTGATCGCCTTCCCCGAGCTGTCGGGAGCGGGCGGCACGCTGATCGCCGGGGTCAACCCGACGTTCCGGGGTTATCCGGTGATCGAGAGCAACAACATCGCCACGTCAACGGTAGTGCCCATCGGCCAGAGCAACATCATCCTCTGCGACGCGTCGCAGATTTTCCACGCCAGCGATCCCGTGATCGACGTGCAGGCCAGCAACGAAGCGTCGTTGCAGCTCGACAGCGCCCCCGCCACGCCGCCCACGCCGCTGGCCTCCATGTTCCAGATGAACATGTGGGCGATCCGCGCCGAACAGTACCAGTATTGGGTTCGGCGCCACGACAAGGCCGTGGGCTACATCTCGGGCTTCCAGACCTGATCGAGGGGGATTTGGCAGCCAAACTTGCCGGGGCCTTTGTGCCCCGGTTTTTCTTTGGAGGTAGCGATGGCCAAAAAGGACGATGGCCTTGTCACCGTGGTGGCTGGCGCTCGCTTCAAGCACAACGGCAAAGAGGTGTGGGCCAACGACATCGTGCGAATGACGGCGGCCGACGCGGCCGATCTGAAGGCGTTGAATTTCGTTCGCGATGTGAGGCCGACCGACGCCGACCAGGTTGCCGCCTACAATCGGCGCGACATGCGTTCGGATCGATAGATGGCCGCGCTCGTTTCCCGCCGATGGCTGGGCCGTCTGGCCGCCGCGTTGTTCGCCAAGGCGGCACCGACCGGACAGTGGCTGTGGCCGAGCGGCCCGGGCAATGGCGACCGTGGACCACCCGGCTGGTGGCAGACCATGTATCAGCGCAACCACCAGCAAGGGCTCGAACTGGTGGCGTTCTCGGCGGTCTACGCGTGCGTCAACACCATCGCCAGCGACGTGGCCAAGCTACCGTTGATGATCTACGAGGTGGACTTGGACACGGGTGCCCGGTCCCTGCAGCGCACCGACTACTATGCCGGCCTGTTCCGCGATCCCAACGAGTATCAGACCCGCGCCGACCTGATCTATTCGTTCGTCCAAAGCTATCTGCTGCAGGGCAACGCCTACATGTACACGGGCCGGCGCAACGGCCGAGGGGAGACCACCGAGCTTCACGTCCTCAACCCCTATCGGGTGCGCCCCTACATCGCCGAAGACGGTTCGGTGTTCTACGAGTGCGGCGAGGATTTTCTGGCCGGGCTCAAGGTCAACACCCGGGTGCCCGAACGGGACATGATCCACCATCGCCTGCCGCTGGTGCCGGGGTTCCCCCTGATCGGGGTGACGCCGATCTTCGCCGCGGCGGCCTCCAGCGCGGTGGGGATCAAAATCCTTCAGGACAGCCAGCAGTTCTTCGCCAACTCGGCGCGGCCTTCGGGACTTCTGCAATCGACGATCAACCTCGGTGACGAACAGAGGCGCAAGGCCAAGGAAGAATGGGACATCGCCTATCGGGGACGCGAATACGGCAAGGTGGCCATCCTGCCCAACGGTCTGGACTGGAAGCCGATCACCATAACCGCGCAGGACGCGCAACTGATCGAGCAGCTTCGATGGTCGGTGGAGGACGTGGCCCGGGTGTTCCGGGTGCCCACGTTCATGCTGGGCGACGTGAGCAAGGTGACCTATCGCAACAGTGAACAGCTCGCCCGCGCGTATCTAACCGGGTGTCTCGCCTGGCACATCGAGTCGATCGAGAAGCGGTTCGAACGCGCCTTTCAGTTTCCCATCACCTACGAAATCAAGTTCGACCTCACCCAATTGCTGCGCACCGAGATCGACGTCCGCTATACGGCCTATCAGGCGTCGCTTAACGCCGGGTGGCAATCCATCAACGAAGTGCGGGCACAAGAGGGCCTTGAACCCGTTCCGGGCGGCGAGGAACCGCGCGTGCAGATGCAGTACGTGCCGCTGTCGGCGGCCAACGCTCCACCACCGGCGGCCGACCCCGCGCCCGGTCCCGCCGATCAACCACCGGCACCCGCCACCACCGAAAGCGCACCCGATCCGTTGCGCGTGCGCTCGATGGTCCGCGATCGACTACGGAGGGCCGCATGACGCGCGAGGAAATCGACGCCCTGGTTGCCGACGTTATGGCCGAACATTTCGCCCGGCTGCGCGACGATCTGATCGCCCACATCGACCGTGCGATCGCGGCCAAGCCGTTGCCGCCGTTCGTGCCGCCGCCGGTGTGGACCGAGGGCAAGCACGGCGCGGGCACGGTGGTGCGTGCCCATGGCGGGATCTTCATGGCGCGGCGCGACACCACAGCCCAACCCCTGGCGGATGACGATGGCTCGTGGTTGCCGCTGGTCGTCGGGCTCGCGGGCTTTGATATGCGCTGGGTCGATGACCACAAGTTCGTCTGTATGGCCCACCTCTCCGATGGTCGCATGGTCGAGGCCGAACGGGAGATCGCCGTCCCCATCGTGCGCGGCTACTGGAACGCCGAAGCCACCTACATGCCGGGCGACCGGGTGTTTCGATACGGCGAACATTCGGCGGTGAAAATGTCCCTTGGCGTCGATCCCACCAGTACAGACGCCGAAGGGGTGTGGGAGAAGGTCGGCGGCAAGTATGCCCGTTCTCTCACGTGGTCGCTGGACGAGACGACCGGCGTTCTCACCGAGAACGGCCGCGACGTGGGGTCGATCAAGCCGATGTTCACAAGCGTGATCGAGGCGGTGGTGGCCAAGCACCTCGGCAAGGCCGCTTAGGGAGCAACCCACATGACCGAACCGAACGGGCCGCGCCTCGCGGCATCCGATGGGCAAACCGTGACTCCGGCCGATGCGCCGCCCGGTTTGCTCGACACGATCAAGGACGATCTCAACATCCCGCTCGACGACACCACCAACGACGCGTGGCTGCAACGGCGCATGGACAACGTGTGGGCCCGTTTCGAAAAGTATTGCTGCCGCGTCCTGCCCGTGCCCCCGGCTCAATTCATCGATGACTGGGGAATGATCGGCGAGCACTCCAACCGCGTGCAGCCACCCATGATGGATTTCTGGCCGGTCGGTTCGCCGTTCCTGCGGTACTGCCCGGTGGTCAGCGTGGACGCCATCACCCTCAACGGCGGGACAGCCGACCCCACACTGGTGAGGTTCGAGGCCGCCAGCGGCAAGCTGTTCACCCTCGACGGATCAACGGGCGGCTACGCCCACGATGTCAGCCATTGGCTGCGCTGCCAGCGAGCGCAGATTACCTACACGGCCGGGTGGACCACCATTCCCGGCGATCTCTACGAGGCGCTGCTCGGGTGCATCCGGCCCCAATGGCAGGGCCGCCAGTCGCAGCAGATGGGGGGTGCCATCGGCGGTGGTTCCATTTCCCGCATCAACGTGGTGGACGTCGGCGACATCGACATCGACACCGGAGGGTCGTTCATCGAAAGCGCCGCCCGCACCCGTGGCGGCGGCGATCCCATGCTGGGCCCGTGGATCACCTTCCTCGACAGCTACGTGGATGCCCGGGTGCAGATGGGATCACCGCTCATTCCCACCACCACACCCGTGGTGCCGCCGCCATGAACATCGTCGATTTCGCGGCACCGGGCTGGCGGTACGTGTTCAAACTGACGGCCCGACCGGCGACCTATGTGCCGGGTGCCGGTGCGTCGGCCACGTTGATGGCGTTCATTCGTGGTGTGAGATCTGAAGACCTGTTCGCGAGCGCCATGCAGCAGGACAACGCCGCCGTGATCGACGCGGCCGAATTCAAAACCCTGTTCCCGGCCCGGCCCATCCCCGCGCGATATGACCGGCTCCGCACCTCCACCATGTCGTACGCCGTCGAGGAATGGCGCGGATCGCCCAACGACGACGCCCCGGTGTTCTTCAAACTGCTGTTGCGCGGTGGCTCACAATGACGCCGCTCGAAATCTTTTTCGCCCGATGGCAGGCCGCGATCCCGCCTTCCGCGATCACCTACATTGAGGCGGTCAACCTGCAGACCAACATCAACGACGCCCCCGACCCGTGGGGCGCGGCGGTGGTGCAACCCACCACCCGGGTGGACGTGACGCTCGGTAGCACGCCATGGGTGGAGGAAACCGGCACCATTCTGATCGGCCTGTTCACCCGTTCCGGCAAAGGTCCGGCGGCGCTCGATCAGGCGGTGGACTACGTGCGCCAGACCTTCCACGGCTATCGCTCGGACGGGCTGCTGATCCTAAGTGTGGACGGTCCGCACGATGTGGACCCCGAGGCCATGGGCGAGTGGTGGCAAGTGGCCATGACCGCCAACTACCAGTTCCAGACGCGGCGCGATGCAAGCGGCCCAGGTTTCGGCAACTGGCCGAACTTCCCCGACACGCCGCCCGCGCCGTTGCCGGGGCCATAGCGATGGCAGGGTTCGAAGTCCAAGGCCTTCGCCAATGCCTCGACAACATGAAAAAGCTGACCACCGATGCGCAACATGAGATCGGGCGCGACGCGTTGCGCGAGGCGTGCTGGGCAATGACCAAGCCGATGCGCGAGGCCACCTACACCAGCGGTTTCAAGCGGATCACGGGGGCGATCAGGACCGGCCTTTCGGTGGCGGTCCAGCACGACCCCAAAGACGACCGGCTGAAGGCCTACGTTGTCGAGTATCCCCAGAAAATCAGCGGTGCAGAAACGCCCTTCAAAACGCTGGTCCGCAAACGCGCCGCCCGAGCCAAAAAAAAGGTCGACCTGCAGCAGGTTGCGTTCTGGTGGCGCTACCTCGAGTTCGGAACCAACCCGCGCAAATCGGTGGCCACACCGAAAGCCAAACGCAGAAACCTGCGGCCGGGCACCAGGTCCGCACGTGCGCGCGCCCGCTGGGAGGCCGCCCCATCACGCGGCGGCATCAAGCCCATGCCGTGGTTGCGACCGACGTTCAACCAGACGGGCGCACAAGCCATCAACTCGTGCCGCGACATCTTCACCAAGCTGATCGACGCGGCGGTCAGCGCCATGCCCAAGCGATAGGGAGAACACCATGCGTATTGCGTCACAGGGAACCGTGATCATGATCAGCGACGAAGTGCCGCCGACACCCATCGACATCATGAGCGCGACCAAGGCCAAGCCATGCGTCATCACCGTTGCCACCGGCGCGGGCGAGCCGGTGGTGGGCGACATCATCGTGCCGCGCAACACCGGCTGGAACAGCATCGAGGCGATGCCGTTCAAGGTGAGTGCCGTGGCGGCCGGGGCTCTCACGCTGGAGGACAGCGACACCACGCGCGAGCCCAACACGATCAACACCACGGGCACGCCGCAAGGAACCATCGAGGTTCCCACGTTCCTCGAGCTGTGCCGCAGCAACTTCACGGCCAATCAGCCGGCCAGTGCCACCATCGACGTGACGACCCTGTGCGACACCGCCCACCGTATCGTGGCCGGGTTGCCCGCCATCGGCACATGGACGGCGGCGGGTTTCTACGACTGTCAGGACACCGCGCTTGCACGGGCGCGCGACGCCTATCGGACGGGCGAGGACGTGGTGCTCGACATCCGCCTGCCCGACGGCTGCGGCTTCACGTACATGGCCATCGTCAACACCTTCGACGTGACGCTGGGCATCAACGTGGCGGTGGCCAACACGCTGGGCGGCCAGATCGACGGGCGCGTTAACTTCTACAAGACACCGGCACCCGGCTTCGTGCCGCTGGTGACCCAACAGGGCACGGTTCCGAGGCCACAGACTAACCCGCCGATGCAGGCCGCCGCATGAGCGGGCGCGATATTTGGGACGGCAGGCCGGTAAACTTCGCCTCCCTGTCGATCCGCGAAGGCGAGCCGATCATCGACACCATTGCCGCTGGTCAAGCCAGGGCGGGGCGCTATGCCTTGCTGGTGGCAACGATGCGCTGGGCCGACACGGAGGAACCCGTGTTCACCAGCGTTGACGAGATCTACGCTCAACCTCTGCGTTTCTGGCTGGTATTGCAGCGGCTGGCCGCCAAGGCCGCCTATGCGAACGGGCTGCAGGATGCCGACCCCGACGCGCCGCTGCCGGGAGCCAGCAATGGCCACGACGGGTCGGCCGCCAGCCCTTCCCCCTGACGCCGGAGCGGCTGTTCCTTCACCGGCTCGCTTTGGCGCTCCACAAAACTGTCGCTGAAATCAAGGCCACCATGTCCACGCGCGAGTTGCGCGATTGGCAGTGGTTTGACGCCGTGCACGAGCCGTTGCCCGACCGGCTGGCCGACATCCACACCGGGATGATCCTGTCGACCATGGTCAACCTCCAACGCGCCCCCGATGCAGCGCCGGTCGCGCCTGACGATTTCTTCGTGATCCGCGATCGCACCGCACCAGCCAAGCCCGAGGTGTCCGAGATCGACCGGCTGCGTGCGCAATGGCGGGGAGAGTGACCCATGGCAGCAATCGGCGACATCCTCGTCAAATTCGTGGCGGACTTCGCCGACTTCTCCACCAACATGGCGAAAAGCCAAAAGGAGATTGAAAGCTGGTCGCAGAGCATCGCCAAGGCGGGCCAGAGCATCGAAGGCTTCATTGCGCTGGCAAAGCGCGTGACCGGCGCGCTGGCCATTGGCGAGGCCATCAAGCAGGTCATCGATTACAACGACCAGATGCAAAAAGCCGGGGAAGCGCTGGCAGCGTATTCCCTGCGCACCGACGCGGCCTCCCGGTCGGTGCGAGGGCTCACTGACGACAGTGTGAAGCTCGCCGAGCTCTACAAGACGATGGGGCGCGAGTGGACCGAGGACTATCTGGCGCGCGTGCAGAAGGCCGAGACCGCGAGCGAGGACTTCAGCAACAAGACCTTCGTGCTGGGCCAGCGCATGCACGACCTCTATTTGCAACTGACGCAACGGCCGGGTGACGGCAGCGGCGCGATGGACTGGGCCAGCAAGGAAGCTAACGCACTTTTCGACTGGTTTGAAAAGCTCGTCCCGTCGGTCAATCGGGTAGTCGATGTCCTCGCAAACGGACTTGTGATCCAGCTGAAGACCACGGCGGAGGGCATGCGGCTCGTGATAGCCGCCACCATCGATCTGGTCGGTTGGCTCGGCAAAGTGGCAGCGCAGGCCACCGTGTCGGGTGCGGAGCTGGAGAAGATGGGCCGCGCCCAAGCGGCTCAATATGGCTACAAGACCGGCCCGGCGGGCGGTGGCCCGACCGGCGCTGGCGGTGCCTTCGGGATGTTCGATGGCACCAGCAATGCCGTAACCGCTGCCGAAGCCGCGCGCCGCTATCAGGAAAACCAGCGCCAGATGGGCCGTGGCTTCGGGTCCACGCTGGGCGTGCCGATCAGCCTTGCTGCTGCCGACAATCCGCCACTGCCGGCTGGTGGCGGCGGCGGTGGCACCCAAGAAGACACCATCGACAAGCAGATCGCGCGCTACAAAGCGATGGGTGACGCGGCGGACGCGGCCTTCAAAAAAATCAACGAGGGTTACACCCAGAACATCGAGGATCTGAAGCGCCAGGTTGCCGCGCAGCAGCAGGCCGACGACATCGCGGCCAAGCTGATCGCCCGGGGCCAGCAGGTGTCCGAGGAACAGAAAAAAGCGATCTACGACGCGGTGCTCGCCTACGAGACCAAGCACGCCGCCGAACTGAAACTGATCGAGGTCGAGACCGCCGCCGTCGAGACCGACAAGAAATACGGCGACGGCACCGTGGCCCTCACCAAGCTCCACAAGGACCTCAGCGACCAGCTCGCGACGCACCGCATCAGCCAGACCGATTTCAATCGTGCCCTCGCGGAGGGAACCGAGGCGATCAATCAGGCGGCGCTCGCGGCGCAACGCTACGACGACAACCTGGGCTCGCTCGCCGCCGGGTTCGAACACGCGGCCAACGCCTACGCGCGAAGCAACGACCTGTACTCACAGGGCGAACAGATTTTCACCGGGCTGACCACCTCGATGACGGACGGGCTGAAGGCGCTGGAGGGCCAGAGCACCAAGACCTTCAGCCAGATCCTTTTGGACTTCGCCAACATGCTGGCGGAAATGGCGATCAAGGCGGCGGCGTCACAGGCGTTCAAACTGCTGTTCGCCGGGGCGGGCGGTGTCACTCCGAATTTGGCGGTGGGTGCGGGCGGCTTCACAGGCACGGCAGGGATCAACGCGGCCAACATCGCGGCAGGATTGCCGTCCATTCCGGGTCTTGCCGGGGGTGGGCCCGTGATGCCCGGACAGGCCTACGTGGTGGGGGAGCAAGGGCCCGAGATGTTCGTGCCGAGCGCGGCAGGGAACATCGTGCCGAACGGCGGCGGTCAATCGGGTGGGGTCACCGTCAACGTGGACATGAGCGGCAACAGCGGTCCGCAAAACGACCCGCGCAACACCGCCGAGTTTGCCCGCCGGATCAAGGCCGCGGTGGTGGACACGATTTCCAACGAGAAGCGGCCGGGTGGCGTCCTCTACACCCGGCAGTCGGCATAGGAGGCGCGCACCATGGCCGATCCGCTACCGCAACCCTTCTGGCCGTTCTGCCCGATGCCCGGCCACACCAAGGACGCCAAGCTGGCCGTGGACATCAACGCGTTCGGCGACGGCTACGTTCATCGATCCACGCGCGGCCTCAATCCCGTGCGCCCGGCCTACGGGGTGACCTTCGCGTTCACCAGCGACGATGAAATGGCCCAGATGGACACGTTCCTGCAGGCCAACGCACTTCAGGGGTTCTACTACCAGCCGCCCGGCGAAGCGGCCCCCGTGTATGTCACCGCCGACGAATGGACATACACGATACAGGTCAAAAACCGTGACGGCAGTGGCGTGGTGGGCACGCTGGCGGCCACGTTCAACCGCGCGTTCAACCCTCAGCCGATCCAGCCCCACCCATGACGGTCCGGTGGGACGACCCGCTCGTCACCGAGGGGCTGATCACCCTGTTCCAGCTCGACACGCGCAACCTCGGCGGCCAGATGTTCTACTTCACGTCGGCCGAGGATTTCGACACCACGATCTTCTGGGGCGGCCAACAGTACGCCGCTCTGCCGATGGACGCGTCCGGTTTTGAAATGACCACGCGCGGCTCGATCCCCACGCCCAACGTGACGATTTCCAATCTGTTTGGCGCGGGCAACCTGCTGCTGGACAGCTATCGGGGACTGATCGGCGCTATCTTGGTCCGCATCCTCACCTTGCGCCGGTTTCTCGATGACGGGTCCACGCCGGACGCCAACGCCTACATCACGCGCAACGAATTCGTGGTGGCCCAAAAGACCAGCCACAACGCGCTGGCCATCGTGTTCAAGCTGGCGTCACGGATGGATCAGGAGGGCGTTCAACTTCCCCGGCGGCAAATTCTTCGCGACGTTTGCAGTCACACCTATCGTTTCTGGAACCCGAACACCGGGGCGTTCGACTACTCGCTGGCCACCTGCCCCTACAGCGGCAACGGCTTCTATGACGTGAACAACAGCCCGACCGACCCCACCCACGACGTCTGCCAGAAAACCTTGCAGGGCTGTCGGTTCCGGTTCGGGGAAAGCGTCTTGCCCGCGCGGTTTTTCCCCGGCGTTGGAAAAGTTAAATGAACACCACGATCACCGCCCGCTTCCCCGTGCCGATGTGCCCGGCTTGGCCCGAGGCGTGGACGGCGGAGATCCACCAAGCGGCGCGAGACCACACGGCCGAGGTCTATCCCCTCGAGGCCGCCGGGATTGTGGAGGGTGGCCAGTATGTGCGCCTCGACAACATAAGCCGCACCCCGGACGCCGACGTGTTCCTGTCCGACGCCGACCTGTTGCGCGTGGCCGACGCGGACGTGTTCTTTCACAGCCATCCGGACGGGCTGGGTTCGCCGTCGCAGACGGACATGGTCTACCAGATACAGCTCGGCATCCCCTTCGTGGTGATGGTGTGGCCGGTGCCCGACACGTTCTGCTGGGGCGACATGCTCAAGCCCGCGCCGCTGGTGGGTCGGGGCTTCCGTCATGGTGTGCACGACTGCTGTTCCCTGATCCGGGATTTCTTCCGCGAGCAGGGCATCGAGTTTCACGACGGGCCGCGCGATTGGGAGTGGTGGACCAAGGGACAGGACCTCTACACCGAAAACTTCGAACGGGCGGGGTTCGTCAGGATCGACCCGGCCACCGCCACCCAGCGCGGCGATCTGGTGCTGATGAATTTCAACAACAAGGTTCCGATGCACGGGGCCGTGGTGCTCGACCAGCACCTGCTGCTCCACCACGCGGCGGGTGTGCGGGCCGTGGACAGCACCCGACTGTCGGCGGCGGTGCCGCGCGTGCGCTACACCCGTCACTTCACCATGGGGTTGCGCCGAAAATGATGCGGGATGTTTTCCTCTACGGCGCAGCGGGCAGACGGTTCGGGCGTCGCTTCCGCCTTGACGTGTCGTCGCCAGCCGAAGCGGTGCGGGCCCTGATGACATTGCGTCCGGGTCTGCGCGAGGCCATCCGCGAGGGCCAGTGGCGGATCATCGTGGGATCACCTCACATCGCGAACGCGATACAGGTTCACACGGCGGCAATGAACATCGGCGCGTTGCCGCTGCACCTGGTTCCGGCCACTGGCGCGGCGGGCGGCGATGGTGTGGGCAAGGTTGCGGCCGGTGTGGTGCTGATCGGGGCGTCGATCGTGACCGCCGGTCTTGCCGCGCCCGCCGGTTTTGCCGCGATGGGCACGTTGGGCGGGTTCGGGGCGGCCATGACCGGAGCGAGCTTCATGGGCATATCGGCGGCCAACGTGGCGGTGCTGGGAGCGTCGATGGTGCTGGGAGGGGTGGCCGGAATGATGGCCCAGCCGCCGCAGGGAATTCCCGGCGTCAACGCCTCGCCCACCGACAGCGCGCCGCCGCAGGACCGTCCGTCGTTCCTGTTCAACGGCATCGTCAACAACACCCAGCAGGGTGGGCCGGTGCCGCTGGTGTTCGGCACGCACCTGACCGGCAGCGTGGTGGTGTCGGCCATGGTCGATGCATCGGACATTGCGCCATGAACCGCCGCGGCCGCGACACCCAGGTCGGCGTTCACGTGCGCCGAATTGCCGACCCGCGCAGACTTAATGAACGAAATCGGATCGCGGCCAAGGGCGGCAAGGGTGGTGCCGGTGCCCAGCCTGTGCAGCAGACGCCGCACCAGCCGGTGAATTTCGCCAACACGCTGCGCTCGATGTCCACCGCGCGAATTCTGGAGGTGGTGTCGGAGGGCGTGATCTATGGACCGGCCGCACCCGCCACCTCGTGGTGGCAGGCCGTTTACCTCGACGGCACCCAAGTCGAGGACTTCGGCGGAAACTGGCAGTTCAACATCCTCGAGGCCGACGCCCGCTACGGCTACCCCTCACAGGACGCCATCGCCGGTTTTCCGTTCATCGAGGCGGAATTCAACGTGGGTGTGCAGGCCATGTTCGGCGTGCCCATCGTCAAGGCCATCAACACCCCAATTCACGCCGTGCGGTACAAGCTGCAAATCCCCGCGCTGTGGATGACCGAGGACGACGGCGACATCAACGGGGCGTCGGTGGCCTATGCGTTCGACGTACAAACCGATGGCGGTCTTTGGACCAACGTGGTGACGGAGGCGATCTGGGGAAAGACCAACTCCCCGTATATGCGTTCCGTGGTGGCGTCGGTTCCCTACACCGACGGCACCCAGAACATCCGCATCGAGCGGCTGTCACCCGACGTGGAGCCCAAGACGACGAACGATCTTATCTGGTCGAGCTACACCGAAATGCTCTACCAGCAGCTCGCCTACGACGACACGGCGATGATCTCCATCACGGTGGACGCCGAACAGTTCCCGAGCATCCCGAGCCGCGCCTACATGCTCGACGGGATCATGGTGGAACTGCCCACCAACTACGAACCGCGCTCGCGCAGCTACAGCGGCGATTGGGACGGGTCGTTCTATGTCCAGTGGACCAACAACCCGGCGTGGATACTCTACGCGCTGCTGACCAACGAACGGTGGGGGCTGGGCCGCTACCTCAACACCGCCAACGTCGACAAGTGGTCGTTCTACGAGGCCGCCCAATACTGCGACGGCGGCGTTCCCGCGCAGTTCGGTGGCTACGAGCCCCGGTTCACCTTCAACGGCATCATCAACACCCGGCAGGACGCCTACACGGTCCTCACCGCCGTGGCGTCCAACATGCTGGCGCAGATCTACTTCGCCAACGGCACGGTATTTCTCGCGCAGGACCGGCCCGGCAATCCCATCCGGCTGTTCTCGCCGTCCGACGTGGTGAACGGAATTTTCGACTATGCCGGGGCCGACGTTAAGAGCCGCTGGAACGCGGTGCCGGTTCAATGGATCGATCCCGCCGACACCTATCAGCAGGCCGTGGAGCTGGTGCAGGACCCCAGCTACGTGGCCACGCAGAGCTATCGCGAGTCCAACACGGTGGTGGCCTACGGCTGCACGGTGAGGACGCAGGCGATCCGGCTGGGCCGATGGACCATCTACACCAACCAGAACGAAACCGAACTGGCCACGTTTCAGGTCGGGCTTGAGAACGCCGACCTTCGGCCCGGCGACATCATCAACATTTCCGACCCGTCGCGCGTGGGTGCGCGCATGGCCGGGCGGCTGCTCGACGACCAAGGCGTGGACACCCTCACGCTCGACCGCCTGCCCTATCCCGGCGATTGGACCGGGTGGACCATTTACGTCACCGCCGGGTCGGCGGCCGATGGTTACCGGCCGAGCCTGTTCAGCCTTGGCGTGGTGGGAATGGTCGCGGCGAACCCCAATCAGATCCGCGTGTCCGGCAAGCCGAACCCGGGCGCGTTTCTGCCGGGCTCCAATTGGATGATCGTGAGCAACGTGGTGGAACCCACCACGTGGCGCGTGGCCTCGATCAGCGACAAGGGTTCCGGCCTGTACGAGATCATGGCCACGCAGCACCACCCGGAAAAATATGCGTACGTCGACTATGGTCTGGTGATCCCCGAGCCGCCGACGTCGTTGATCCCAACCGGGCCGCTCGCGCCTGCGTCAAACCTCAACTACAAAGAATATATTTACCTCGACGGCACGGGCTATCCGCAGTTCGGCGTCATCGTGTCGTGGACCGGGTCACCGGACGGGCGCGTCACCCGCTACCAGCTCGAAATGAGCGGACCGAACGCGGACTACCGCACGTTCCGCAATCTCAACACTGTGGTGCAGGACGTGCCGCTGATGCGGCCGGGCCAGTGGACGGTCACCGTGACCGCCTACGACAACCTGGGCCACGCTTCCGCGCCGATCACACTGACATTCACTCCCATCGGCCTGTCGGCCAGGCCGCTGGTGCCGTCGAACATTTTCCTTTCGCCGAACGGGCCGCTGGTGACCGTGGCTTGGATACCGACCGGCGAACTGGACGTGCTGTATTTCTGGCTCAAATGGTCGCCGGTCACTGACGGCAGCGCCACGTGGGAACGGGCCACCACCTCGATCGCGCGAGTGAGTGTGGACACCACTCAGATCAACACGCCGTCGCGCGCCGGAACCTACATGGTGAAGACCATCGACTCGCTGGGGCAGGAGTCGGTGGACGCGGCGATGGCGATCCTGATCCCCCAGATCACCGAACTGGTGCATGTGACGGACATCGAGGAACAGCCGCTTTGGCTGGGCAACCGAGGGGCGAACTGGCATGTCAATCTCGGCGAGCTGATGTTGCCGCCGCCCGCCGCGCCAGAGACGATACCGCCCGGCATCTTCCCCGGGGACCGTGGCGTGGCCCTCAACCAGACGGCAACGCGCGTTGCCGTTTACGGTTTTCAGAACACCCTCGACCTCGGGATCGTGTGCAGCAACGTGTCCGTTGTGGCGATCGTTCTGGCTTATGGCATGTACCTCGGCACGGTGATGGCCCAGTGGGTGCCGTCGATCTCCGTGGCCCAGCCGTTGGCCTCGGGAGCCAACAACACCATGTCCTCGTGGGTGCCGCTCGCGCAGGCGATGCCGCTGGCCATGGGATCGTCTTCACAGTGGGACGGTCACATCGAGTGCGCCGTCAGTCAGGACGGCAGCACCTACGCCCCTTGGTTTCCACTCAAGTCCACCATCATCACCGGCCGCGCCTTTCAGTTCCGGCTGGTGGGGGCGCTCTATGACTTGCTCACCACGATGCGAACGATACGCGCGGCGGTCATTCTCAACATCCCCTTGCGCAACATCCAAGGCAGCGACGTGGCCATGGATGGCACCGGACACTTGGTGGTCACCTACGTGGTCGGGTTCCTCGCCACCCCAACGGTGCAGATCACGGCGCGGCAGGGGTTGATCGCGGGCGGCAATATCGTGGTGATCGAGTCCGACGCCAACCACTTCAAGGTCGAACATCGCAACGCGTCTGGCGCACCAACGGCAGGCGGTTCCATCGACTACTTCGTACAGGGCTACGGCGGCCACTCTTAAACGCCCAAAATCCAAAAGCGGGGCAGACCCACAATGAGCCAGTTCGATTTCGGCGTAATCGACCCGTATGTGGTCGACGGCGTGCAGCTCGCGGACGACCTCAACCAGTTCCGCGACGCCCTGTTGTCCTACCATCGCGGCGGCACCCGGCCACCCTATGTGGTGCCGGGCCAGTTGTGGATCAACGATGCGGGCGGCGCGAGTGCGTGGATACTTGAATGGTTCGTGTCGGCCGCCGTAGGTGACGTGCCGCTGTTCACCCTGAACACCACGACCGGGGCCGTCACGATCAGCGCTGCGGCTGGTGGCCAGTTTGCCGCTGCGGTCTTGCTCGCGCAGGCGGCGGCGAACCCGATGGTGCGCTGGAACGCGACCGGCAATCCGATAGATGTCAAAGACTGGCGCATGACGGTGAACGGCGCGGGTGCGCTGGTGCTGTCGAGCTACAACGACGCGGGGGTGCTGCAAAACTCGATCACGTTCGGGCGCAGTGGCTCGATCTCGTCGGTCCCCAACGCGATCAAGGTGCGGACAATCACCAGCACCGGCACCTACGTGCCGACGCCGGGCATGATCTACTGCGTGCTCGAAACAGTCGGCGGCGGTGGCGGCAGCGGTGCGGTGGCTGGTAACGCGAACAGTTCGAGCTACTCGTTGGGGAGCGGCGGCGGCGGCGGCGGAGCCTATGCGCGCAAGACCGCCACAGCGGCAATGATTGGGGCCTCGTTACCAGTGACCATCGGCGCGGGCGGTGTTGCTGGTAGTGGTGCCGGAGTGAACGGCGGCGCGGGAGGGACGACCAGCGTCGGGACTTTGTGCATCGCGCCGGGCGGCGGCGGCGGTTTGGGGAATTTGCCTTCCAACGCTCCGGGAGGTGCAGGCGGAGCGGGCGCGACGGGAGATTTTACGGCAGTCGGCGGCGGCGGTGGGGCCGGATTTCTCGTCACGGCTTCGAACGGCTACGGGCTGGGCGGCACGGGCGGCTCGAGTTACTTCGGCGGCGGCGCGGCCGGCACGATGAGTTCGGCGGGCGGCAATGGTGGCAATCCCGGAACAATCCCCGGTGGCGGCGCGGGCGGCGCGACGACGGACAGCAATAGCAGTCTGATCAACGGGGCGGCTGGCGCGCCGGGCATTGTCGTCATCACCGAATATCTGTCGGTGTAGCTAGGAGAGCATCATGCGATATGCCGTGGTTTCCTCGGACGATGTGATCGTGAACCTGATCGAGTGGGACCCCGCGTCTTCCCCATGGCAGCCGCCAGAGGGTATGACGGCCCATGCCTTCGCCGACGGACCCGTTTCCCTTGGATGGCATTGGAACGGCGGCGCGCCAATCGATCCGACGCCGCCGCCGCCGCCGCCGCCCTTCGTGCCGATGCAAGTCAATGCCACTCAACTGATCAGCGCGCTTGACCAACGCGGACTGCTCGGAGCGGTCGATGCTGCCATGGCCAAGGCAGACCCGCTCACGCAACGCTTGTGGGCGCGCGCCGCGGTCTTCGCGCGTAACGACCCGCTTGTGCTGTCGTTCGCACAGGACCCGCTCAACATGACCCCGGCAGAGATCGACACCCTCTTCCAACTCGCAGCCACGCTGTGAGTGACGATGCGCCCGCCACTTTGATCGGCCTTGTTCACAAGGGAGGTTCACCATGACACGAGGGCTCGCGTTTTGGGTGCTGATGATCATCTGGCTCGTCGTCGGCATCGCATGGCACTTCGCGCTGCTCGGCACCTATGGCGTGCTGGGCATCGCGCTCATCCCGTTCCTGCTCTTCGCCTTGCTCGGCTGGCAGGTGTTCGGGCCGCCACTGCGCTAGGCCGACTTTTTTGGGACCGGCGTGCGGATCGTCACTTAATTTCGCGCACAACGTGATAAGTAGCCGCGCCGGTCGCAGGATGGTCCTGTGCCCCGCTTCATTTTGGGAGATACACCTTGCGTAAGCATCTTCTAGCTTCTGTCGCTCTTGCCGCCCTGCTCGCCCTGTCCGGCATCGCACAGGCGGCCTCGCTCACCGTCGCTGTCGGCTCCAGCCAAACCGTCAGCCAGGGTGCTTCCAACTCGGCCAGCGCGTCGAATGGCGCGACGGCCATCTTCGGCGTCACCGCCGGAACCACCACCGGAGCGGGCCAGAATACCGGCACGGCAACCGGCACCTCACAGACCACGCCGGGCGGCACCACCGGAACGTCGAGCCACGTCAACACGTCGCAGACGCAGGCGAACAATGCTTCGTTCGCCATCGGCGGCGCGATCAATGTCAGCGGATCGAATGCCGGTGCCAACGGCAATTCCGGTGCGGCGACGACCGGCAATTTCTTCACCATCGTTCTGTCGCCCCTGCCCTAAGCCTGACGTCAGGTTATCGGGTGCCATCGCCGTCCTCGGGGAACACCCACCCTCGGGGACGGCGCGTGGCGAAGGATCACTTCAACCCACTCGTCAGGATCTCCACCCATGAAAGCTCTTGTGAGTTTCGCCGCGCTGGCCGTGACCGCGCTGGCGCTGCAGGGCCTGCCTGCCAAGGCGCAGACCTCCACTTCCGGTTCTTCCTCAACGTCCAGCTCGGGCTCGACCGCAACCAGTTCGAGCGGCAGTGCCAGCGGCGCGTCAACCACCTCGGGCACGTCGTCCAATCAGCAGCGCACCAACCAGCGCGTAAACTCCACGACCAACAACAACATTCCGATCACGTTCAACTCGGGCGCGGGCAGCCCGCTTGACCCGGCCGGACCTGCTGGCGCGAACGGCAGCAACGGCGTCGGAGGCGGCGGCAACAATCCGCCGTTCTACGGTCAGTCCGACATCACGGTGCGCACCACACCGACCGTGTATGCGCCGCCGGTGTCCGGGGGCAACCCGTGCACGCTCGCGGTGTCGGGTGGCGTCTCGGTGATCGGCTGGGGTGCGGCGGCGGGCGGCACCTTCGTGGACGAGGACTGCGCGACGAGGCAGAAGATCGCGATGATCCACAACGCGGGCTATGCCGGTGCGGCCAAGGAACTGATGTGCAACGACAAGGCCACTTACTTCGCCTTCCGTTCGTCCGGCCAGCCCTGTCAGCCGCGCCCGCAGTTCGACGGCACGCCCGCACCTGGTCCTGTGGCGGCGACGCCGCAGCCGATCATGCGCACGACCACCGCGCAGCCGTTCCAGCCGACAGGGCGCTTCGCGTGCATGGACGCTCGTGGTCGTGAGGTCGCTGTCGGAACGGCGGGCGCTTCGTGCGGCTACATCTGATGACATTTCGGCAGGGCCTGTTGATCGCACTGGCTCTGTCGATCGTGGTGCTGGTGATCACGGCGACGATGGCGCAGCAGGTGCCGTGCTGGTCGGTGCCGAATGGAGTGAACAACACCATCCAATGCGCCAACGGCTACTGGCAGACCATCACGCCGGAGGGCGAGGTCCACTCTGGCAACGGCGTCGGTGATCCGAGCGCGGGCGCACAGGGCTCGACCATCGTCATCAACCCGTCAACCGGCGGCCCGGCGGTGGGCGCTGGACCGACCGTCACGCCGCCGACACAGCAACTGCCGATGCTCGCGCCCTATCAAGCCGAGCAATATGGTTTCCAGCCCCGCCAAAATTAGGGAGGCTCGCCATGCTGTCGTGCATCGTCGGCGCACTGCTCGCCTGCGGACAGTCGGCCACCATGGTGATCGCCGGGCCAGTGGCCTACGCGCCGCAGAGCAACACGGCGTGGCAATACTACGCGCAGCCCATTCAATTCGTGGCGCCGATCATCATCATTCGACGCGTCTAAACCAGCCAAGGAGGAAGACCATGGCCGATGATCCCAAGCCGATGACCCAGCACGACGAAGAAAAATGGATGGCGTGGGTGGCCCTGTCGGGCAACCCGCACGTCGCGATGCAGGCCGCCGAGGACAACTCAAATCCCACGCTGGTCCACTGCATGGGGAATATCATGTGGGGTGCCGTGACGGCCGAGGAATTGCCCGACCCGCCGCCGGTCGAGCCGCCGCCTGATCCACCCCCGCCGCCGCCGGACGCACCAACTCACCAACCGGCCTAATCAAGAGGCGGCCGTGGCATGTCGAATGACCGGCCGCCGTTCGATCCGCAACGCGCGGCGTTCCTGCTGGTGGCCTTCGTCATCGGTGTCCACGCGCTTGTCATCCTAAGTTTCGCCGCCGCGTGCATCTGGCACGCCGAGATCGTGATCACGGCGGCCGACGTGAACTGCGATCCCAACAGCCGGTTGATGGGTCTGCTTGCCGCAGCGTTGGCGGCGGCGCTTGCCTTCGCTGGCGTCACCCGGAAGTGAGGAACCATGCCCAAAGCCCACGAGCCGCCGCAGCCGCCACGGTTGCCCCCCGGCCATCTGACTCCACACTTCACCCTGGCCGAAATGATCGCCAGTGACACCGCCGACGCTGAAGGCATCGAAAACTTGCCCGATGCCGACGAGGTCGACGAGTTGGGCGAGACGGCGCTGCTGCTCGAAAAAGTCCGGGCGCTCTGCGGCGGCCAGCCGGTCCTGATCTCGAGTGGCTTCCGCTGCCCGGAGCTCAACGCGGCGGTCGGTGGCGCGGCTAACAGCGCGCACCTCTACGGTTGCGCTGCCGACTTCATCATCCCCGACTTCGGCTCGCCGCTCGACGTGTGCCACGCCATCGAGCCGCACCTCAACGAGTGGGGCGTCGACCAACTTATTTATGAAATGACTTGGGTCCATATCGGGCGCGCGATCCCGCCCACCACGCCGCGCGCCCAATGTCTCACCATCAACGACGGCGGCACTTACAACGGCATCGTTGCATGACGGACGAACGGCCTCGGGTGGCTCTGTCGGATCATCAACCTCACCAGAGCCACGCCCGCCTTGCGGTGCTGGAACTTTATCGGGCGAGCCAAGGCCAGTCCGATCGATGGGTGATGGTGCATGTGCTACAGCGGAAACTTCCGCTGGAAGGCCCGGTGCTGCGTGCGGCGCTCGATCACGCGCAGTCAAGGGGATGGGTGGAGCTTGACGCAAAGCGCGCGCGTTTGCTCGACCTGGGCCGCGCCCTGATCGGGCGTCATCCCTCGCCAACCAGACGTCACTGGTGAAACTGCAAAACGACCAACCAAGGAGAGAACTATGCCTGTTGTGTTCATTCGTCACATCGGCGCGAACCTCGCGTACATCCACAGCGTTGAAGGCGTCGACCCCGGCTACGGTCGCCCGGGCGGCGGTGGCGGCGGCGATCCCGGCTACGATCTGCCGGTTTGGCTTCGTCCCGGTCACGACCTGCCCGGCGGGCCCGGTCATGTGAGCCCGCCGATCTACCATCCCGGCCATCCTGACCACGGTCTGCCGAGCGCGCCGCCGGGTGTCGACAACACCTTGCCGGGCGCGCCCGGTCATCCCGACAACCGGCCACCGAGCCGACCGCCGACGGTGGCACCGGGAGCCGTGCTGGTGCTGGTGCGCGACCAGATGGGCATCTGGCACTACCACGAGCTGGCACCGGGCAGCGCACCGCCCAAGCCGGTGCCGGTACCGCCGCCGGTTGGTCCTGATCAGGGCTTGCCGCCAGGAGCGCCGCCCGTGGCAGGCACACCGCCGGTAACGCCCGCGCCTACACCGCAGCGGAAGTAACCCACACCACGGGACCGCCGCCGGACAGGAGGACCATCATGCGCCTTCTGTTCGGCGGCGAGTTTTCGGGCCGGTGCCGTGACGCCGCGGCTGCGTTGGGCCACGATGCGTGGTCGTGTGACGTGCGGCCGAGCGAGACACCCGGCAACCACCTCCAGTGCAGCTACTTCGACATGCGGGTGGTGCGCCAACATTGGGACGGGGCGATCTACTTCCCCGACTGCACGTTTCTCACCCGGTCCGGTGGCCGGTGGAACGTCTCCGAAGAATGGCGGCAGGAAGCCCAGCTCGCGGCCCTGCACCACGTGAAGGCGCTGTGGCTGATGCCGATCGACCGGGTGGCCATCGAAAACCCGATTGGCCGCCTGTCCACGTTGTGGCGCGAGCCCGATCAGGTCGTGCAGCCGTGGATGTTCGGCGATCCCGAGGTGAAGGCCACGTGTCTGTGGATCAGAGGATGGCCGCCGCTGGTGCCGACGCACCGTGACGCGCCGGATTTTTTCGCCGACCTGACACCACTGGAACGGCACGCGCGGGTCCACCTCGAGGTGCCGGGGCCGGATCGCCAGAAGAACCGCAGCCGCACCATGCCGGGGATCGCGGGCGCGATCGCGGCCCAGTGGTTCGGAGATCTGCGCCAATTACAGGCGGCCGAGTAATAATCTGCGATATTTTCGCTAGGTCGGTTTTTTGACTCGCTGGACTCGATCAGGGCGGGGTGGGCCATGGTGGCCTGCCCCGCCCTTTTGTCGTTCCAGCGCCCGATTTACCCGGCTGGCATTCGTCTGGTCTTCAGGTGGCCGCCGTCGCTGATCGAGATCACACGGACCCGTGACCGGGTCTCGGCCAGCAACCCGTTCACACCGGAGATCGTGCGGCGGCGGGCCTTGCGCCTGTAGGTGGACTGGTACTCGCGGTGGCAGCGAAGGCAGTACCGCTGGCCACGGCGACGATGGGGCTTGGAGCATCCGCTGCAGATCAGCATCGCAGTTTCGACGGGTTCTAAGCTGTTCGTCGTGAAACATGCCGCTGCCGACGGCGGCTTGCAACCACCGGGTGGGCGCACCTACACCTGCCCGTGCTGGGCCGGTCGGGGACCAGTAGCCCGCTAAGGTCCGAGGAAAGACGGGCCGATGCGGTCAGTCCCCGGCCGGTTTCCACTCGATGGCGGCGATGTCGAGGAACGCCAGCACCACCGTGTCGAGCGGCCCCCGCAGGCTGAGGACCCTGTTGGTGAGCGCCAGCGCCTTGGGATGATCCGCGAGCTCGTGACGGAGGGCCACACCGAGGTCGATCACCGCCGCCGTGTTCACCACCGACACGGTGAGCAGGCGCATATCCGGTGGGGCACGGGGATCGAGGATGGCCGCCGCCGAGGACCCCACGTCGATCCCAAGACGGCGCAACGCATCGATCACCGGGTCGGCGTCGGGCTCAACAACGATGCGGACTTGAAGCGGCCCGTTCATTTGGGCCGTTCCTTTTTTACGCATTCGAAGCAGTGGCGCGAAGTAAATCGGTGGCCGTCGGCGACCTTGCCGAGATAGGGGAAGTTGATTTTGTCGGCCTTGGTCATCACGTGGATATGGCCGCACTCCAGCACCTCCACCCAGCCTAGCCGCTTGTCGACCTTGCGCTCGACAATGCGCCGACCCCGATAGGCCACCCGGCCAACCTTGGCCTTCAGTCGATCGATCTCGTCTTGGAGCTGCATCGACAGCGGCGGCGGCAGCTTCACCATTTTAGCCTCGCTCAAATCGACGGGTGGAAATGCTGGGGTGGTGATCTCGGAACGTGGCCAGCGCGAATTTAAGCGTGTCCACAAAGGCCGCTCGAAACCGAACGACCGCCATGAACGCCTTCCGGTTTTCGCGGATGCGCTCGCGCGTGGCGATCGACAGCAGGGCTGGCAGCCGACGATCATCTTCCTCGCTGCCAGTCAGTCCGTTGGCCGCGCACCAGAAGGCACAAAGAGACATCTCGTCGGGCATCTCGGTGTGGCTTATGACGACTTGGTTGACGAGCTGGCCGCTCGCGTCGAAGAGGTCGGGATCAACGATCACCGATCTCCAGCCGGCGACCGCACCGAGCAGCATCGCCGACACGTGGTTCGGCGCGACCGAGTGCGAGCGGTTGTACTCATCGAACGCAACGCCCCGATAGTAGGTGAACCCCGGCGCGTCGCGGCGAATGATCAGTGCGCCAACGCTGCCGTCGGTGCCTATGGCGCAACTGTCGGGTAGGTTTCCCATCGGCTTTCTCCCATCAAGGGGCCAGTATCTTGGCCGCGTCCACGCCCAGCACCGACTTGATCTTGGCGTGGAGCTTGGGGTCCTGCGGTTTGAAGTGGCCGTTTTCCCATCCCGAGATCGATCCGCCGTTCACGCCGATTTTTTTGCCCGCCACGGTGAGGGTCCACCCTTTGTCCATGCGGGCCTTTCGGATCGCGGTGCCCAGCGCCCCGGAGGGTGGGTTCATCCCGCGCCGTTTGACACCCAGCGTCGCCGTGGCCGCAGCACCGTTCAGCCGGTCGGGGTCGGGCGGCAGGGCCTTGATCACCTTCAATATCTGCGACCGGGGCAGCAGGAACGCGTGGTCGGTGAGAAACTTGGCGAGCTTGGCGGCCTGTTGCTCGCGAATGTCTTCAAGGCGTAGGCGCTCCTGAATTTGCGCCATCTCGTGTTCCAGTTGCTCACGCAGTGTGAGGGCTTTGGGATTGGGCTTTCCTGTCGGCATATCGTTCTCCATCGGCTCAGTTGTCGGGATCGTTTCGGTGGGCGCTGTTGCGGACGTCCTCCACGTAGTGGGGCTTGCGCCGCCGCCGCCGCTTCGGACCAGGTCGGGGCTTCGCCGCCGCGCGGTACCGCCTCAACAGTGACTGCGGTGGCACGGGCAGCAGATCGTATTCGCCCGGGACGAACCGTCCGCCTCGGTCGAACACGATGATCTCCGTGCGAGCCCCGTTCGACGTGTGCCACCGTTTCCACTGGCCGTTCTGGCACAGGTAGATCACCCCGAGGTGGACCTTGGCCGCCGTGACGCCCTTGACCTGTCGGACCGCCGCCACCGCGATCGCACAGGCGTTCTCATTTTTGCGAGCGCCGTTCTTGATGTCGGCTTCCGTCACCTTCAGCCGTATCGGCATGAACGCGTTGCCCACCGGCATTCCATCGATTTTTTTCACGGGTTCCCCTCCATCGCTGTTTTGTCTTGTGTCCACTATAGACCTCGATCACACACGATGTGAGATCACCAATTCGCACACCAAAGCGCCCCCCGTGCAGGGTGATCCGGGTGAGGGTCCGTAGGATAGGTCACCCGTTCCCGGTCACCCCTGCAGGTCACCCAGCAGACCCCGTGCGAGGGGTGACTTACGGGGTAGGGCTGGGGTCCGATCCCACCATGGTTCGCACATGGTGTGGGGGAAACCGGGGGAATTAGACCCCTGTTTTCATTGGTGTTCGGACGTCTGATGCAGACTGACCGGCACCAGTAGTGCCAACGGCTTGGAGGTCGGGTGGGTGAATGTGGGGGAATTCCCCCGGGGCGGGGGGAAAGCCCGTATGTGGTTGAGCGCCACCGGGCTCTCCCCCGGACCGGCACCGTCGGCGACGACGGAGATCAGACACCGGGGAAACCGATCCACGTCTCCAACTTGGGGGCAGGCGACGTCGGGAACAAGCCTAGCGCGGTCCTCACGTGGTGACCAGTGAGAAAGCGGCGGCCCGTGTGGACCGCCGCTCGCGTGTCGATGTGGTGATCAGAGGACCTTGGCGGCCTTGACGTCACATTCCATGGAGGTGGACTGCGGATCGACCGACCCGAGGGTCACGTTGTAAAAATACTGCACCCCTTTCGGTTCGATGAAGTCGCGAAGGGTGATCGTGATCTCGGTCAGGTCCGTGCGGCTGCGGCCACTGGTGGTGCATCGAAGCACCATGTCCTTGACGGGCCGGTCGTTGAACGACGACAGGGTGAGTTCATCGATCAGCATCACGCCGCCACGAAGGTGGTATTTGAGGCTGACCACTTCGATCTTGGCCGATTGGGCGGCCGCCGCGCCGCCGACGTGCGCGATCAGGGCGGCGGCGATCAGGGTCTTCAGGGTTTTCACTTCTCTCTCCACTTGGTTGCCAGTTTGATTTGCCGCCCATCGGGCATCGTGACGACGGCGGGTTCATAGATCGAGTTGTCGTCTGGTAGTTGGAGCGTGGCCCCGAGGGCCGCCGCCTTCTCCTGTAGGGTGGTGGGCATGTCGCCCACCGTCGATGATGGGTGTTCGATGATCTCGTGATCGCCGGTCACCGCTGGCGGCAACAGCACCGTGCCCTCACTCGATGAAAACCGAACCAAGACCGGGCACTTCTGCCGCGCCACGTATCGTAGAAACCCGGCCGACGTGCGCCACAAGTCGCGCCGGTCGGGGTCGATCCACACCACGATGGCGGGCACCATCTTCGGCGGGGTGCCATCGTTCGGAACGATCCGAAGAACGTCGGGCATGATGTCGTGGACGATGCCCGTGCGATCCGGCCGCTGCTGGTCGTCCATGTCGTCGTTGATCAGCCACCGGCAGTTCCACAACGAACAGGACGCGGGCTTGTGAGAGTGGATCGCGCAACCCACGCCGTGTTTCTGATACTGGCACCGCACGTTGGCCGCCTTTCCGATTTCCTCGGTCGGCAACAGGCGGCAGCACAACTGACAGTCGCCGCAGGTTCGTTTGGCGGCCATCAGTGAACCTCCCCGGGCAGGGTTGGATTTCGGCCCGTGATCGCCGGATGCTGGTGGCCCTCGAAATCGATGTGGAGGACGTTCACGTTGTGCCGATTGCACCACACCTGAAGGCCCTGCTGGGTCCATCCGACGGCGAACCGCGCGTAGTCGGCGGGTGAAACCTTGCCCCTCATCTTGCCGGTCAACACCTCGTTGCCGCACAGGCGGCAGTGAACGTACATGCCGATGCGCAACGCGGCATCGAACGGTGGTTTGTCTGTCATCGCGGGCTCCAGCTATTCGTCTCTTCGATCAGCTCCACCCGCTCGCCGCTCTCGTCGGCGTAGAACGTGGAGAAGTAATCGTGGAAGTCGCCCTCGCCTGCGCACCGCTCGCGCCAGCCGATCAGGGTGTCACGTGTCTGCATGTGCTGGTCGGCCCATGCCTCGATGGCGTCTTCGGGATCGACGCCGTCGGGCACCTCGATCCTGATCGATGTGCCTCGCGCGGGTTCAGTGATCAGCCAATATTGTGTCATTGTCGTCTCCATCGTTGTTCAGTTTTTCGGCTTGGGCGCGGAGCCCAGCAGCCCCACCAGCCGGCCGCTCATTCCCGGTGTGAGAGTCAGTTTGATCTCACCGAACGAACGCTTGCCGTTCGGTGCCTTGGTTATCGGCACAAGGGCCATCCACAGACCCGCGTGGGTTTCCACGATCAGGTGCACACCCTCGATGGCCATGGGGGCCCTCGCGATGGAACCATATCGTTTGACGATGGCGTCGTTGTCCTTGGCGTGTTCGGCGGCGAGGTACCACACCTCCGACACCGTCATAACGAACCGGGCCTCGGTGGCGCGCGAGGCCATGTTGACCATCTTGGCCCACATGTCCTTGCTGTCGCCGCCGCTTACACCCGGCATCGCCCGGTGGACCGTCTCCATGGGGATCACCACGAATTCGGGCTTGTCCTCGGCCATATTGGTGTCGATGAAGGCGACGCCCGGAAGCTCGCCGCCTTTCTCAATCAGTTCACGGGTGGCGGCGATGGCACGGTCCACCATCGGCTGCAGATGGCCGGGGAGATCGTGTGTCATTGTCCGCCCTCCGCCGCCGCGCCGCGCGCAACCTGGTCCGCGTACAGGCGCGCCGCGGCACAGAACGGCCTGTAACCAAGTTCGATCAGCAGGTCCCACAACGCGGCCACCGAGGGGTGGGCCGCGTCGATCGATCTCACATCACGTGTGGACATGTTCATCATCAGCATGGTTGCCTCCACCCTCACAGATTGTCCAACGCGTCGTCACCCATCACGCCGTCGTCGGCACCACGGGTGTATCGCTGGACGTTGGACAGGGCCCGCCAACCACCGAACGCCTTTATCTGGTGGAGGCTGGCACCGTTGTGGGCAAGGTGCTGGGCGGTCCCACGTCTCACACCATGTGCCCGCGCCTGATCCGGCAATCCGGCTTCCACGCACCATCGATTGAACATTTCGCCGATGGTGTCGTGCTGATACGCGCCGCCCAGCCGGGACACGAGGAACGTGGGACGGTCCAGTGCCCCGGGTGTGGCCTTCAACGTGGCCCACAGAACCGGGTGGACCTTCAGGTTCCGCCGCTTGGTGATCGGCTTGGCCTGACTGGTGCGGTTCTTGTACTCCACCCAGTGGATGCGCTTGCCGGTCTTGTTGCCGGGCTTGTCGTCGTCCTCGATGTAGGACAGCCGCCCGTTGTCGGCCCCGAGGTCGGCCAGATCACTCACCCGGACCCCGAGGTATCGGAGCAGGATGATCGCAAGGTGCTGCATCGATCCCACCGGGAAGAACGTGGCGAACTTCTCCCAATCGCGCGGCCGCCACGCGTAGTCCAGTTCGGTCTCGGAGGTCAGCGGCTTCAGCCGGGCAAACGGGTTCCGGTTGACGTAGTCCACCCCACCCTCGCCAAGGCCCCAGTGAAACATATTTCGCGCGATCCGCATGTGGTGGTCGCGGAAGGCGCTGTCGGTTTTGCATCGTGACCGGCTGGGCTTGGGCAGGGCGTTCCTGATCGCGATGGCGTCGGCCATCATCATGTCGGGCACCAGCATGTGGGCGAACGGCGCGCCCGTGGCCGGGTTGGTGGTGGTCAGGATGCGGTCCACATACCGCAGGTTCTGCCGCTGGGTTTCCAGTTTGCACCGTTGAAACGCCGTGGAGCCGCGCCATTGAGTGGCGAGGTCCCCGAGGGATCGCTTGTGCTTGTTCCGATGGTGATCCGACTGGACACCACCGGCCACACGGGCCGTGAGGTTGCCATTGGCGGCGGCGGCCATCATCTGGAGGTGTTCACGCTCGAACGCCACCCGGTCTCGCGGGTCGGTGGACATCACCACGCGGGGCGAGCCCTTGCGGCGCTGGAACGTGGGCTTGCCCCGATAGGCGGTGACGTAGTTGGGGCGCTTTCCCCACTCGGCGGGCCAGTTCTTGCTCATGGTCCACCTAGGCGTTCTGGATGTCGCGGCGGCGATCATCGAGAAGGCGGGCGGTCTGGCCCACTTTCTTGATCGCGCCCGACTTGGAGCGGCACCCTCGGACCATGTCCTCGATCTCGCCGTCCGAGTAACACTCCACGATGATGTCCCACCCGCCGCGCTTCTCGTAGTTGCGGCTGGCGTGGGCTTTAACCGCTTCCACAAGCTCGGCGGTGGTGGGCCACGGGCTCAATTTGTCGTCTGTCATTTTAGTCTCCATCGTAGGTATCACCCGTGGTGCTCAAGCCACGGGTCCAGCGGGATCGCTGGCGGATCGGCCGGGGGATCGCTCCCCCGACCTCACCGTCAATGGTCCCTAATCGTTGCGCGGATCATCGATGTGCAGGGCCATGTCCAACTCCCACACGATCTGCTTGGCGATCATGTCGTTGATGAACGACGCCACCGCGTGGTTCACCTTCACGGTCGGCGGATAGGTTTTCCGCAACAGGACATCCGGGCCAAGGCGGCTGCCGTCACCCCGGGTGAGGACGATGGTGTAGTCCATCACGCGCTCGCCACGGCACGGGCCCGCTTCACGGCGGCGTTCGGGGTCTTGGCCCCGGCGAGCAAGGTGATCAGGTCGGCGTCCTTCATCTTGGCCACCTTGTCCCACCCGTTACGGTCCTTGTTCTTCTCCGCGTGTTCCTTGACCAGCGTCACCAGCTTCGGGTTCGTGGGCTTCACCTTGACGTCGGCGGGTTCCGCCTTGGCCTTGGTCTCCACCTTGGGTTTGCCGCCCTTGGCCCGGGCGGCGGCCCGTGCTGCGCGGCGGCGGGCGTTGGCGGCTTCCCGCTTTTCGGCGGGGGTCTTGGTCGTCGTCGTCATCTTCTACTCCATCGTGGTGTTGACCGGGGGTGCTCGACCCTCCGGGCCCCGGGTTCTGCCCGGGGGATAAGGTGTAACCCCTGCCGCACATGGGACAAGGGGAGTGCAACCCATGGCTGCACCTCGACTATTTCCACGGAATTCCGTCCGGCCGGGGGTCGGTCCGGTTCTGTCTTCCCTGCGGGGTCCGCGCGGAGTCGGCCCGATCATCCTCGGGCAGTGCCGAAAAGTAGATGTCGAGGGCATCGACGTCCCACACGCGCCGATCATCGATCAGTTTCGGGCGCGGCATCAGTCCGCGCGCCACGAGATCTCGAAACTTGTTTACACCGACGCCGACAAAGCCTGCGGCGTCGACCAGGTCGAGCCCGCGGCGCGGCGCGATGCGGCGCTCACGGGAGGCCATCAGAAGTTCGGGTCCTTGGCCATGCGGCGGCCCATCTCGTTGGTAAGCTGGTCCACCATCTGTTCGGCACACCGGCACTCGGCCCGGGTGTCGTCGGTGGCATCGGCCATCTGGCAACGACGTTGAACGCGCCGCATGGTGATCACCGCGTTGAGGTAGGTGCGGATCAGGGCCGCGCTCATGGGTCGTTGTCCTTGCAGCCGGGCAGGAACTTCACCCCGACGGTCGGCACCAGCGCCGGCCGCCACAACATCCCGCAGGATTGGCACGCGTGGGTGTGGTGCAGCTTCAACGTGAATTCGCCCTTGTCGATGTGCCGCGCTCCACAGGCCGGGCACGTCAGGATCATCGGAATGGCCTTGATCATGACTTGCGGCCATCGAGCGGCGCGAACGCGTCGCGGACCTGGGCGCGGGCATCGGCGCGGCTCATCCGGGCATAGCGGCGTTGCTCGGGCGACAGGTTGGCGTGCGGGTCGGGCTTGGACAGGGACACCTTGACGTCGAAACCCAGCGCCTCACTCAGGATCGCGCCAACCTCTTTGAGAAAGGTCCGCTTTTTCTGCCGGATGTCGATCAACGTCCGGGCGGCCACGAGCTGGGTGGCGTTGCGCCGACGTCGCCGCTTCACGGTTTGCCCCCGGCGTTCTTGTCGGCGGCCTTTTTGAGAGCATCAACCTTGGCGGGTTCGGCCGGTGGAGAGGAAGCCGACGACGGCACGGGGCCATCGCCGGTGCCGCCGCCAGCCTCCGGGGGAGAAGTGGAGGTGGGGTGAGGCGCGGCAGTATCGGCTCGGCGGGGTTCGGGCACGGGCACGGGCCACACGTCGTTGGGAACGGCGAGACCCTGGCGGATGGCGGTGATCTGCGTCAGCACACCGGCCACCTCGCGGGCCGTCCAGTCGGCCAGCACGCGCCCCTGCAGGGCTTCCACCCGGGCCAGATCGACACCCAACTCCGACAGCCGCGTCACCGCCCGCTGCTTGTGTTCGGCCAGTCGCGCGCCCACCCGTTTCACCAGATCGTTCTTAGCTTCCGCAAAGCAGAAATTTGTGTAGGGCCGGATCGCGTTGGCGATCACGTTACGGGTGGCTTTGCTGGCACCGATGTTGAACGCGGCCTCGAGGCGGCGGCCTTCGTCTTCGCCGCCCAACCGAGATCCGCCGGACTTGCGCTGCATGAACGGACGGATCAACGACGTGCCGCGCTCGTAGTCCACGAACCGGGCAAGGAACACCCACGCGGTGGCGGTGTCGATGAACCGGCAATCGACCTCACAGTTGCCATAGGCCTGCATGGTGGCCTGTGCGCCGTCGATGGTGATGCCCTCGATGTAGTCCACGCCGCCGCCCTTTTTTTTGACCGGGAACGAGTAGAAGAATTCGGAGCCTCCCATCGCGGCGTCCTCGCGGATGCGGAGCAGCACCTTGGCCTGTGACCGTTCCACCTCGCACCGCACGGCGGTGATCGGCGCGAAGTGCAGGGCCGACAGTTTGACGAGGTCTTCCTGCTTGATCTCGGCCAGCGCCCGCCCGGGTGGTGGCGCTTCGGCGGCGAGGATGTCCACGAGGTGGGGCGCGTCGATGTCGTCGTCGTACAGGTCGGTGATGGCCATGTCGGTGTTTTCCTTTCAGGTGTCTGCCCAAAATGCGTCGATCTCGTCGGCCCACTGGTCGGCAAGGGCCACGGCCTTGTCCACGTCCACGGTTTGCAACGAAATGCCGAGTTGCAGCCCGGCGATAAACGAGGCCTTCAGGCGTTTGTAGTCCATCGGGTCAAAGTCGCCGCGCTCCACGTCCGCCATGATCATGAAGCGTTCGAACGCGCCTACCATGGAACGGTCGGTCATCGATCGAACACTCCCATTTCGGCCACGTACACCGGCACCAGTTCCTTCACCGTGGCCACGTGCATCGCCAGCATTTCGTCGCGCATGTCGGCGTGGTGGCCCGACAGCCAGATCGCCAGCAGGTTGGCGATGGCGGCACCCTGATAGGCCGGGTGGTAGCCCACGAGGTGCGGCTTGATCCGGTCCACGATCATCGCCACGCGGGCAGGGTCCAAGGTGGTCATGTGGCCCGAAGCCGACGCCAGTGCGCGGCCTTCATCACGTTACGCACGAGCCGTTCGTCATCACCCGGGCCAGCGATCTCCAAGATGGTGGTGAACGCACCACCCAAGCTGCGAAGCTCGCCCAGTTTCCAGTCCCCGAGCGGCTTGTCGCCAATGATTGTGGTGGGTCCAATGGAGCCAAGCAGCCGACGTAAATCACGTGCCACGTCGGTGGCCAAGCGGTTGGCGCGTTGAACACGGGTTTCACGGGCTCGAAGTGGCGCGGGTCGGCGGGTCTGTGGGTCCACACTCGACAGGTAGGCTTGCACCGACAATCGAAAACTGTCCCGCTTGGTGGCACGTGCGGCGTAACCCTCGATCTCGTCCACGATTTCATCAAGTCGGCGGTCGGTGAACAGTGCCGGCCGTTCACGGCGGAGATCATCGAGGAACGCTCTTAGGCTTTCGTCCCGGTGGCCTCGTGCGCCAGTGGTGGTAACGAGTTCAGCGGTGGTCATGGGTTGCCTCCATCAGCAGTCGATAGCGCATCGCGTCGTCGCGGATTTCTTGTTTTTTGATGGTTTCGTGTTTTCGGCGGCACACGGCGCTGCAATAGAGCCGCGTCCGACCTTGGCCGGGTACGCTGGTGGCGATCTCCGTGCATCCGGGCATCGCACATACGAGGGGTGGCCTTGGACGGGGTGGCCTTGGACGGGGCCTTAGTCTTGTCAGTACCCTTCGCCGCCACCAACGGGCCTTCTCTGCCCGGTTGGCGTGGATACGGTTGCAATAAAGAGCGCTCACCTGTCGATGGTCGATGCTCTCGCCGCAATATCCGCACACCCTCATGTGGCGCGTTCCTCAACGTAGTATTCGATGCCCGGCTTGGCCTTGGTCTTGTCCTTCTGCAGCCGCGCCTCGCGCGTGGCGGTCTTCACCACTTGGGCCAGTGCGGCGGCGCGGACGTCGGGATGTTTGGCGTAGGCGCGCAACGCCGCCGTTTCATCGATCACCCGGGCTTTCCATCTGGCGTGCAGCGACATCGCGCGGCTCGACTGATCGTCGCGTATCTGTGGCCGTTCGGGGATCGACAGGGCCTTGGCGGCAAGGTCAGTGGCCTTGTCTTCGGCAAGGATGGCGGCGCGTTGTTCCTCAACCGTGGCGCCGGGCCGTTTGGCGGCCTCGGCCAGGTCGTGGGCCCGCACCAGAGCCGCCTCGGCTTCCTGTTCCTGCCGCCGCCGTTCCTCGTCCAGCCGGTCCCGTTCCCGTTGCAGGAAATCGGTGTTGAGCTTCACCACACCGTCGAGCGCCAAGTCGACCAGCGCCAACGGCTCGCGGAACTGCATCCGCACCAGCGCCTCGGCGTTGGCGATCGGTTCGAGCATGTCCTTCATCGCGGCCTTAAGGGCGGCTCCAACCTCGCGCAACTGTTCGATGAACCGTTGCGCGGCACCCGCCATTTCCGTGTCGATGATCATGGGCCGTTCGGCGCGCCATCGATTGGCGTTGGCCACGAGCTCGTCCACCCGCTTGAACAGCGCGGCCAGTTCCTCGTCTTCGGGCGGCTGGTTGTGGCCCGGGCCGATGTCGTAGCTCATATGTGTTCCATCAGCAGGCGCAGTTCGATGGCGTGAAGGGCGGCCAGGGTACACACCGGGCACTCACCGGCAGCTCCCACGACGCAGCCCTGACCGTGTTCGCCTACGATCCGCGCGATGTCTTCGGCCAGCGACGACGTGGTTGGAAACTTGAACCGTTGTGTCGGCTGATGGAGGTGGCGTTCCATGATCATGTGCCCTCACCACGCAGGCTTGAGTTTGCGGATGTCGATCGGCTTGGTCGGATTGGCGGCCGGGTGGTCCGGGTCGTGTTCCTTGGCCCACAGGCGCAGGCGGGTTTTGAATTCGTATTCCGCCTTGGTGATGGGATGGCCGCAGCACCACATCCACACCTCGTCGAGGATGGGATCGAGGGGCACGCGGCCCAGCAGGTTTCCGTCGGCGTCGTAGTCGTTGCGGTCGGTGCGCCCGTCCACCACGGCACACCACCGTGGACTGCGGTCGAGCAATTCACCGTCCACCATCGGGCGGCCGAAATAGATCTCCACCGGCACCCACATGCCGCCACGGATCAGGCGGCACTGGTAGAAGCCGGCGCGGGGCACGCCGATTTCGTTCGTCACGACGGTGCCCACCCGCGCGAGCGGGCCTCGGCCAGTATCGGGCCACACACGGCGTCGAATTTCTTTTCGGCCTGTTTAGCTGCGACCAGTTTTTTGATTACCTGTTCGCCGTCGCTGCTCTGACGACGCGTGTGAAAGTATTCGTCTTGGGCCTCGCGTACCAGGGCGGCGAGCGCCAGCGCGTCGGCAAGGCGGTTTTCAAAGTCGGTCATCGTCCGCCCTCCCGCGTGAATTCCCATGGCACCTTGGTGATCGCTTCCATCCACGGTGCGCCGTTTTCATCGATCAGGTTCATGTGGCTGGCCACGCCGCGCATTTCGGTGGAGTTGAGGCCGAGCTGGCGCAGGCACTTCATCAGCAGGTCGAACGTGGTCTTCGTCATCGGCTTGTTGCGGCGGATGATGTTGATGAGGTAACGGACGGCCCACTCCTTGCCCATCACTGCCGCTTCCCTTTGAGAATTTCGGACACGCGGCCGATGTTGACGCCGCTGTGGTTGGCGATTTCCTGCTGCGACCACTCGGGATATTCGGCCCGGAGCCGCCGGACCTCGTCGCGCTTGGCGTCGGTCACCCGCAACGACGTGGAGCGGCCCCGTTGTTCGGGCACCCGATTGTGCATGGCGCTGCGCAACACCTCGAGGCCATCGAGGACGTGCTTCAGGCGATCGCCGCCAAGGGTCATCGCGTGGCGCTGCTGGACGATCAACTGGTCCACAAGCTCGCGCTGCTGGTCCTTGGTCTCGGGCCGACGCCACGTCATGGCCGGCCTCCGCGTCGATTGGCCATGCGCACCGTGTCGTTCCAGAGCATGTCCAGTTTTTCGAAATCGGTGGTGGCCACGTCGCTCTGGCGGCTGCAGGTGGGGCAGCGCATCACGTAGAAGTTCGACGCCGACCGTTTGCGCCACAGCATGATCGGCACATGTGATCCGCAGGGGCAGGCCAACAGTTTCATGGCCAGCCCACCAACAGGTTGGCGGCCAGAAGAACCCCGAACATGATCGCTACCGCGAGGGTTGCACCGCACCGCAGCCGCTGGTGTTCGATGATCCGCTGCTGGGCGATGATCAGGGTTGCGTTGGTGTCAAGGATGTCGGCGGCGCTACGCAGCCCTTCCCGGACGGTGCCCGTCGATGTGTTTGGATCGTTGGCCGCGATCCGCGCCTGGTCGGCGAAGTTTCGGCCGATCATCACCGTCACTTTGACACCATGTCGAACAGCGCGAGCGCCGCGAGGAAGATCCCGATGGTGAAGGTGAGGGTGGAGAGGGTGGCGCGCACGCGCCTCCTCAACCGCCGCCGTGCGGCCGGTACCGTGTTCATCCAAATCCCCTTCTTAGAAGATCGCTGACCGGCCCGGCGTACGGTTGTCGACTGCTCTATTAGGCGTCGGCGTACGATGTCGGACTGTGATTACATGCTTAGTGATTACTTGTTTCTGTCTCGCGGATTACGCCTGTTCTCACACCGTGACAACACAAAGAATGCGCACTCTGGATATGCACGCGCCCTTCGAACTATTGGAGTGGACACAACACCGGCCACAACCGGCGGGAATTGCATGTTGATCACCGATTTTTTTTTCCATCTTGCTCGCGCTCCCGTGAAGTGCGTACCCTGTCGCCATGAATGACCAAGACGCCATCGAGACTTTGATCAGGCGCTACGGGACCGTTGCCAAGGCGGCGGCCAAGCTGCGCATCATCGAGACACGCATGGCGAACTGGAGACGCCGCGGCATCAGCAATGAGGGCCGTCCTCTGGTGTTTTTAGCACTGCGCCGTCTCAAGGTCAGGCTTCCGATGTCGTGGGCATTCGCGCGAGAGCACGATCACTCAAATCGCGGAGCCACAAATGGCGGAAAGAGCAACGGGCGGAAGGCGTCGCCCAAGCCGAAAGGCAGGAAACGGCGCCGTAGGCCACAACTCAAAGCGAAAAATGGCCACCAGCGGCGTGGTCAGCGACGAAGTGTATCTGCGATGGATCAAAAAAATCGCGGACGCACGGGCCGCCGTGGAACGGGCCAACACGCCCCTCAAATCGCGTAAATCGGAGCTTTCCAACATCTACAAGGCCGCCACGGCCGAGGGTGTGGACACCGACGCGATTGTGGAGGCACAGGACAAGGACAAACTGGACCACCTCGAGGTGGCCACCAAGTATGCCAACACCGGGCGCGTGCTGCGCCTGATGAAATCTCCGCTCGCGGTGCAGATGGACTTGTTCCGCACGTCAGAGCTTCCGGTCACGGTGACAGCCGCGATCGCGGGACGCAGGGCGGGCGCACAGGGTCTGCCCAACGAAAACCCCCATTCCCCCGGCAGCGAACCTTTCGTTGCCTACGAGGACGAGTACACAAGAGCACAGACGGCGCTGCAGGACGAACTGCGCTGATCGTCCAACTTCGTGGGGAGGTTGGGCATGGCGCGCGTTCTCGCGTTCGATTGTTCGTCGACAACAGGATGGGCGTGCTTTGCCAGCGCCCGCGCTCACCCGGCGTTGGGCAGCTTTCCGCTGCCGTCCGGACTCGACTACGGCCGCCGCAACATCGCAATGCTGGCCCAGGTGCGGCGGCTGATCGACCGATTTCATCCCGACATCGTGGCGTTCGAAGCGCCGATCTTCCTGCCGCGCGACAAGTGGCACACCCGTAGGTTGCTCACCGGCTTGGTCAACATGGTGGAGCTGGCCGCCGCCGAACGGGATCTCCGGTGCATCGAGGTCGATCCCGGCGTGGTCAAGGCCGCCATGTGTGGACCGCGCAAGAAGGTTGGCCGCAAGTT